AAGCTAGAGAAAACTTTGACAATCTATATCCTAAAACTTGGGAGCTGATTGAAAAAGTTGTTAGGCAAAAACAACCTCAATGTGATGTCGATACTATTAGCTCTATGAGAGCAAAGTATGGAGATAATGGCGGTGATATCCATAATGATAATTGTTTTTATTTCACATGTCCGAGTGAGGAAACTTACACAGACTATGACGGAAATACAAAAACAAGAGAAAAGCAAAATGAAATTCATCTTGATATGACTTTGCAAGGTGATGAAAAATTTGCTTATGCTTATTACTATGATGATTTAAAATTGCATGGTCTTAATGCTGATTTTGAATATCAATGGAAAGGTGAAAAACGAAACCCTACTTATTACAACGCAGAAAGCGAGGTAAGAGAGTTTATGGGTTTTAGTCGAGGTCGTAATGATGATAGCAAAGACAAGCCGGTCAATGACCCTCGTTGGTCAAAAACTATACCGGTTATAGGTACGAGCTACTGTCATTCAAGACAATTTCAAGTCGATGACATAACTCATTCAGTCTTAAATCAATTCGTGATTGCTAAAGAAAAATTAGCACAGGCACACGAACAAATGTTTGATTACATAAATGAGAAAGTAAAAAAAATCGAACAGGGTTTAAAGACTTATACTAAATATAGTCAAGCAAAAGAATTGTTTGATAAACTTGGTATTGCTTTAAATGAAAGTCAAATTGACGAGCAATCATCAATGGCTTTAAGTGTATTCAGTCCTGAAAATTTAGCTGATATGCTTACAGACAAAGATGATGAGTTTGCGAGTAGAGAAGAAAAAATCGCACACTTTAAAGCCCTACAAAATGCGAGTGTTCAATAATGAGTGAATATCGTTATTGTCATGGGAACAAGTGCCACGAATACGAAACGCAAAGTCGTATTCGTGGGGTCAAGGGTAATAAAGTTTTACGAACTCGTAAAATTAAAATTGATAACTGGAATAGAAATAATTGGCATGGATATTTTTGTGATGAAAGATGTAGGTCTGATTATATGCAAAAACATTTACAGACAATTATGAATATTCAACCGGTAGAACAACCGCTTGAAACCGCAATCGAGATTGAAAAGGAAACAGTCAATCATGGTTGGGGAGATACAACTTATATAAATATAAATAAAATTGCTTCTTAATTTTTTGAGCCCTGAGCCGTGTTGCACGGCTCAGGGTTTTTTTATTTCTAGTTTTTTGGATAACCTTTTCGGTCTGGGTAAGATACTTGAATAGCGGCAGGTCTGTAATCGCTACAAGCATATTTATTTTCTTTTATTTTTTTACTTTCTAAAAACTTTTCTTTTATTAACGGAAACCTTTTCATGTACTCGTCTAACAATTCATGTTTCCAATAAAAGAACTCTTGAACTTCTTTAGTCCAAAATTCTAAGTCTTTAGTTTCTTCGGTAATTGTGATTGTTGCTTTTTCTATCATTATTTACTCGCTTTCCATTTATTAAATTTTTGTACCATTTTCCAATTAGCCCATGACCTACCACTATCGTGGGCTTTATACATTTCATCAACCCATGCGTAGTATTCTCTCTTTGGAAGAGTACAGTATTTTTTGTATCTTAATTCCAAGTCTTGTCTTTTCTCTTCATCAAAACTTGTAATAAAATCAAAAGTTAATTGTTTCATATTTCCTCGCTTTCTAATTACTAAATAAATCAATTTTATTTTAAAATAAATTCACTAATTGTTTCAAAGTGTTTCGGCTGCTGCAACGCAAAACTATATCTTGTGGTACGTTGGCTATGATATACTATATCTTGTATATGTGGTTAGTGCATGTGGGCGGGGCCCACCCTGTTATATAAAAAAACAATAGAGGTACCAGACCAAACTGAGAATTTGACTTTTTTAAAAAGGGGGGAGGGGGCAAAAACACCCCATGCTTTTATATAAGCACCTATATATTGCTGGATTTACACAAATATATGGGATAAAATAGTTATCATGTTAAATATAGAAAAGATCAATAGGATTGCCGATCCTAAGATCAGGAAAGAATTAAAACTCAAACTGATACAAGGCGCACAAAAGAAAAAAGAATCAAAAATTAGAGACGACTTTTTTCATTTTGTAAAATACATTTGGCCAGAGTTTATTGAAGGTAGTCATCACAAAGATATGTGTGATGCTTTTAATAGAATCAAAGACGGTAAATTAAAACGTTTGATTATTAATATGCCGCCACGACACACAAAGTCTGAGTTTTCATCATACCTGTTACCTGCTTGGATGATCGGGAATAATCCTAAACTTAAAATTATCCAGGCGACTCACACTGCAGAACTTGCCGTGGGCTTTGGTCGAAAAGCAAAGAACCTAATTGATTCTGAAGAATATAGAAAAGTTTTTGATACAAGATTACAAGAAGATTCCAAGGCTGCTGGTCGATGGTCCACGAACCATGGAGGAGAATACTTCGCTGCCGGTGTGGGTGGAGCAATGACAGGACGAGGTGCGGACTTACTGATTATCGATGATCCACATTCGGAGCAAGATGTCTATTCTAAAAACGCGTTCGACAAAGCTTATGAATGGTACACGTCAGGTCCTCGTCAACGTTTACAGCCGGGTGGAGCAATTGTATTGGTCATGACCAGATGGTCTACAAAAGATCTAACTGAAAATTTAATTAAAGCTTCTGCAAAAGATGAAGCTGCAGACAAATGGGAAGTCATTGAGTTTCCTGCAATCTTACCAAGTGGTAAACCGTTATGGCCTGAGTATTGGAAGTTAGCTGATTTACTTGCGGTGAAAGCTTCTGCTGGAATTGGTAAATGGAATGCACAGTACATGCAAAATCCAACTGCAGAAGAAGGGGCGATTATCAAACGTGAGTGGTGGAAAGATTGGGATAAAGATTACATGCCTAATTTAGAATATGTCATTCAATCGTACGATACGGCTTTTTTAAAATCAGAAACAGCCGACTTTTCTGCAATCACGACCTGGGGTATTTTTAGAGAGAATGAAGACTCACCTCAAAGTATAATATTGGTAGATGCATTTAAGGAACGAGTAGAGTTTCCCGATCTACGGCGAATTGCAAAAGAACAGTATGATTATTGGAAACCAGAAATGGTATTGATTGAGGCCAAGGCATCTGGGTTACCGTTGACCTATGAGCTCAGAGCCATGGGTATTCCAGTTGTTAACTATACGCCTGGTCGAGGTAAAGACAAACATGCCAGAGTTAATTCCGTGTCCCCGTTGTTTGAATCAGGATCCGTTTGGGCTCCAAAAGGCAGACCATTTGCAGAAATGGTGATAGAAGAATGTGCTGCATTTCCTGCGGGAGATCATGATGATTTGGTTGATAGTACCACACAAGCATTACTACGATACCGAGAAGGTGGGTTGATTGCACATCCTGAAGATTATGAAGATGAACCCCTTGAACAAAAAGCTCCAAAGAGATACTATTGGTAATGACTGGAAAAAAATTCGGACCGCCTCCTAAATCAGGGCCCGCGGCTCAGGGCTTGAATATTAACTATAATACTGCTAAAAGCGTAAGACTGGAGAAAACAAAACATGGCAATAGACAAAGGCTTACCCAACGAGGTAACAAAAGAAATAGAACTACCTAATATTGAAGAAACGGTTGAACAAGTTATAGAGAACAAAGAGAAAGTTCCTTCAGATGTTGAGTTTACAGAATTAGAAGATGGCGGCGTAGAAATTAATTTTGAACCAGGGGCCGTGAACCGTGAAGACACACAAAATCATTTTGACAACCTAGCTGATTTATTACCGGACGATGTATTAGATCGACTCGGTTCTAATTTATACCAAGACTACATGGATTATAAAATGTCTCGTGCAGATTGGGAGAAAGCTATTACCGAAGGGTTAGACCTTTTAGGATTTAAATACGAACAAAAATCAGAACCTTTCCAAGGTGCTTCAGGTGCAACGCATCCTGTATTAGCAGAAGCGATCACACAATTCCAAGCCATGGCTTACAAAGAATTGCTCCCGGCCCAAGGACCTGTAAAGACACAAGTCGTGGGTGCATTAGATTCTAAAAAAGAACAACAAGCACAACGTGTCAAAGAATTTATGAATTATCAAATCATGGATCAAATGCCTGAGTATGAACCAGACTTTGATCAAATGTTATTCTATTTACCATTACAAGGTTCTGCATTTAAGAAAGTGTATTACGATGGTTTGTTAGAAAGAGCAGTTTCTAAATTTATTCCAGCGGATGATTTAATTGTTCCATACAATGCAACAAGTCTAGAAGATGCAGATGCCGTTATTCAAAGAGTAAAAATTTCAGAAAACGAATTACGTAAACAACAGTTCATTGGTTTTTATAGGGATGTAGAATTATCACCACCATCTAATAATGAAACAGACTTAGAACAAAAAGAGCACGAATTAGAAGGTTTAAGAAAAGGCAAAAACGAAAATGTATTTACATTACTTGAGTGTCACGTTAATCTTGACCTTGAGGGTTTTGAAGATCGAGGACCCGAAGGGGATGAGACGGGAATTAAATTACCGTACGTTGTAACGATTGAAGAAGGCTCTCGCAAAGTTTTAGCGATTAGAAGAAACTACAAAGCAAATGATCCACTTAAAAAACGTGTGGATTATTTTGTGCATTTCAAATTTTTACCAGGACTAGGTTTTTATGGTTTTGGTTTGATTCACATGATCGGTGGATTATCAAGAACAGCAACCGCTGCTTTACGATCTTTATTAGATGCAGGAACTTTATCCAACTTACCTGCAGGATTCAAGATGAGAGGAATCCGAATCAGAGACGATGCACAATCGATCCAACCTGGAGAGTTTAGAGATGTAGACGCACCTAATGGTGACTTAAGAAATGCATTCATGCCTTTACCATTTAAGGAACCGTCACAAACTCTATTACAGTTAATGGGCGTCGTTGTAACGGCAGGTCAGCGTTTTGCATCTATAGCTGACTTACAAGTAGGAGATGGGAATCAGCAAGCTGCGGTGGGAACGACGGTCGCGCTGCTAGAAAGAGGAAGCAGAACGATGTCTGCAATCCACAAAAGAATTTATGCATCTTTGAAAAACGAATTTAGATTACTTGCAAAAGTATTTAAAACATACTTACCACAAGAATATCCTTACGATGTTGTAGGTGGTCAGAGAATGATTAAACAAGCTGACTTTGATGATAGGGTAGATATTGTTCCAGTTGCAGATCCGAATATATTTTCACAAGCGCAAAGAATATCTTTAGCACAAACAGAACTCCAGTTAGCGCAGTCCAACCCCCAAATACATAATCTATACAATGCGTATAAGAATATGTATGAAGCCATTGGTGTGCGAAACATTGACCAACTCTTAAAACCGCAACCAAAACCTGTTCCAAAGGATCCGGCTCTAGAACATATTGATGCGCTATCTGGAGTTCCATTTCAGGCATTTAAAGGTCAGGACCATAGAGCACATATCACTTCGCATTTAAATTTTATGGCTACCAACATGGCAAAAAATAATCCGGTAATTTCTGCATCATTAGAAAAAAATATTTTTGAACACATTTCTTTGATGGCATTAGAACAAGTTGAGATAGAGTTTAAGGATGAGATTGTAAACTTACAACAGTTACAAGCAAATCCAGCTTTAGCTGCAGACCCAAGAGTGCAACAAGAGATCATGGGTATCAATATGAAAATAGAATCTAGAAAAGCTGTCTTGATTGCTGAAATGATGGATGAGTTTAAAGACGAAGAGAAGAAAATTACAGGTGAACTTGGAAATGATCCACTTGTAAAACTAAGAGCAAGAGAACTTGACATCAGAGCACAAGAAAATGCTAGAAGAAAAGACTACGATCAGCAAAGATTGAACATTGATAAGATGAAAGCAATGATGAATCAGATGAACGAAGACGAAAAACTTCAACAAAACGAAGAATTAGCAGGTTTAAGAGCAAATACTTCACTTGCAAAGACTGTTTTACAACACGAACTTAAAAATAAAGGCGGTCAATAATGTTTCACTAGGGTTTATTAGGTCACGGACTCAAAGCTGGACTCGAAATTTACAAAAATAAGAAAAAAACTGAAGTAATGATGTCTGAAGCGGCTATTGTACATGCTGAAAAGATGAAAAAAGGTCAAATTGAGTACACTGGCAAGGTATTTGAAGCACAAAAAGGTGATTGGAAAGACGAATTCGTACTTTTGACTGTTAGTAGCCCTCTGTTCGTCCTTGCTTATGGTGTATTTGCCGAAGATGAGAAGATTCAAGAGAAATTAGATTTGTATTTTGAAAAATTATCTGCTATGCCTTGGTGGATAACTGGTTTGTGGATTTCGATCGTTGCCGCAATCTACGGAATCAAGGCAACCGATATC